ACGGTGCTCGCAGCAACAGCAGTGCCGACTTTTACAACAAACTGTTGCGTCGTCATATTTTTAGTTCCAGTTCCTGCAACAACAGTGGATTTCGTAACGTATGCCGAGCTGGTGTTGCTGGTCAGCGAAGCATTGGTCACGATTTCTGTGCCGGTGCCAGCGGGACCAGTCCAGATGGCAAGAGCACCACCGGAAACGTCAGCGCTTGCATTGGTGATGACTACGTTGGTAACGTTATACGTCGCGCTGTTGATGACGTTAAAAGTAGCTGCGTCGCCAGTTGCAGCGAGTGAAACGCCCGTTGCATAACCAAGCAAACGGTACGCTTGATTGCTGCCAAGGGATTGCGGGTGGATGGTAGTGGCCGAAGCCGGACCGGGATTTGCCATGATGAATTCCTTTAAATTGGTTTAAATGAGGCGCATTGCTGCGCCCCTGTTGATTAAGCGGCTACGCGGCAAGCAAGTTCGGGATACAGCGGTGCCCAGCCATACAGCACATCTAAACGAGTCGGAATAGAATCGTTGTTGATGGTGTATTGACGAACCACACGAAGGCTCATGCCCAGTTCTTTGTCGCTTGCACGACCGGCAAAATGCACACCTTCCGGCAGCTCAAGGTCAGCCATCGCAACGGTAAACGCGTTGCGGTGCATAACGATGTTTTGCGGCGAAACGGTCCCTGTCTTGTTGAAGAAAGTGATTGCAGCAGTTGCCGAGGTCGTCGGAATGCTCACGTTCTGGAACTGACCGCCAGAGATCACAGCAGGCGAAACGACCACGCTCAAAGTCGTGTCTGTGCCAGCAACAGCAGTTTTCACAACAAACGAACGCAGCTTGTTCGTACCATAAGCCTGACGATTTTGCGGGTTGACCGCGTACACGTTAGCAATTTGGATAGTATCGCCAGCATTCAGCGAAACGGCACCAGTTGAGGTCAGCGTGATTGTGGAGGTCGATGCCCATCCGGTCGTCAGGAAGCCAGAAGCGGTCGTGGTCGCGCACACAGCAGTTCCGGCAAACGAACCAAACGTCTGCGATACAACGTTTTGATCCATCTTCCACTTCATACCGGCAGAATCGGTGCCCATCAAACCCTTTTCATACTGCTGTGCAATTTTTTGACTTGGCACAAACAGACCTTTCAGGCTGTCAACAATCGTCGCGCTGGTGAAAGGTTCAACGATGCACGAACGACGACCATCACGCGGCGCACCTTCGCTGTCCAAATAAGCGCCAGCAGTCAGGTACGTCAACAAGCTGGTCGGCGGCGTGCCTGCAGTGCCAACGATGTTCGCGGTGTTTGAAGCAGCAGTAACCAAACCATCGCGGTCGATCTTGTTAGCGATAGCGGCAACCGCCGGTTTCAGTACGCGGTCAGAAAACATGTCCAACGACAGCGCCAAATCCTGCGTTGTAAAGCTGGTGTCAACGTGGAATTGCGTGGTCAGCGTAACAGGTACACTCGTTTCGTTGAAATCTTCAACGTTAAGCGCCGGTCCCGTAGTGCCGATGAAGCGGCCAGGACGACGAACGTTTACCGTCGCGCCGATCTTCCCGCCCACAACAGCAAATTGGTCGTCGTAATTGCGATCAACTTCACCCGTAAAGGTGAGTTCATTTTCAAGCACCATCAGCGCTTCGTTCGTGATTTTACTGATAGTAAGTAGATTATTAGCCATGATTATTTCCTAAAATTATCGGATTTTTCCTGCCAGCCGCGCCTGTTTCCATGATTGGAACGTACCGTGAAAAACTCCATCAGAGTTAATCTGCACATCCATCCCACTTCCACCGCCCTGTATGGGCTTAATCGGTGCTGGCGCTTTTTGTTTCGTTGCAGCAGCTTTCGCCGGTTCCTTTTTCTCGAATCGCGCTTCCAAATTCCCAATTTTCACCAATGCCGTAATCGTAGACATTTCAGAAAGTTTTTGTGCAAATTCAGGATTCTCGGCTAAGTAATAGAGCACCTGCGGCCCTACATCACTTTCTAATATTGCATCCCGCACTTGGTCGCTAACTGCGACATTGCTTGATGAAACAATATCCTCGAAATCCGGTAAATCTGCCTTCACCGCAGTGATTTTGTCAGACCACTGTTTTAGAGTTTGCTGACGCTCAGTTGCGGCTTTCTTTTCTGCATCTTGTCGATCACGATCATTTAGTGCTTTTTCAGCGGAGAATTCAGCCAGTGCGCGTGCATACTCAAACGCATCAGTGAATTGCTCTGGTTTCGGTTCAGCATCGGCAACCTTTTGTGGCGTTGCTTTTTGCTCATATTCCCGCAACCTTGCTTCGGCGCTTTCGCGTGCTGCGCGTTCTTTAAGTGCTTCGGCTTTCGCCTGTTCACGCTGCTTAACGACTTCGCCGATCCGCTTCTCAATCTTTGGATTCGCTTTCTTTTCCGGTTCTTCTGCTGCGGCCTCTTTTGGCTCAGAATCGGCGTCTGCCTCAAGTTCATTCTTACCCGTTTCGGATTCGACAGGCTCCGCGTTGGCGGCCTCAGTAGAACCGACTTGGGCAGCTAAACTCATTTTCTGTGCATAAAATTCGGCTGCATTCTCGCTAGTTAAAACTGTCGCTGCTTGTGCTTCTGACGCTGACATGGAATCGCTCCAAGAAAATACGCCCAGTGAACCCACTGGTAGGCTACTTTTAAACCCTTACAAAAATACTGTCAATTATTGAATAAACGGGCTGGCTCCTGCGGATATATCCTCAACTGCAATCTGTGCCGACCGTTGTTGCTCTACGTTTCTGCGTTCGATTTCGTCTTCCAGGCGACGAGTATCCATGTTGTGCAACAAAAGCTGCACGATGCCCTCAATTTCTGACTTGTTCTGGCTGGTGATGGACCGCGTGTTTTGGTCGTTTACCTTCACCTCGGCCATCGTTTCGGTGTTGTGCGCCCTTGCTGTTACATCCATCAATTTGCGCTGATTTGCGCCCTTTTCCTGCATTTCCTTGACCGATGCGCCATGCTGAATGTCCATCTTGAGTGCGGCATTTTCTTGTTGCAAATCTAGCATTGCCTTTTTGCTCTGCGCGAGCTGCATCTGAATCTGCGGCGGTATTGGTGATTTGTCGTCGATCTGCGCCAGCGGGTTGCTCGCGGCCAGCCGGTCAGCAATAACCTCGGCACCGGGGAAATCCATGTTTCTGAATACCAAGTCACCGGCAATATTGAACAGCTCAGGTTTGCCAGCCAGCAGCGGCATCATCGCCTCAACTGCCTGTATGCGCTTGCTGTTATAGCCTGGCCCTGTATCCATCACCACATCGTATTCGCCCACCGTAACGTCGTTCAGCACCTTTACAACGCCCATTTCATCCTGCTGGCGCTCGTTGATTGTCACTAAGTCAGGTTGTCCATCAGCGCCAATAATCCGCATCACGCGCTGCTCGCTGTAAATGTGCGGTGCCAGATCAAGCAGGATTTGCCCTGTTTGCCGAATTGAGCGAGTCAGGTTGTCGTAAAAGTGGAAATTGTTTACATCAATCTGCTGTTGCTGGCCGTTCAATGCTTTGCCGCTGATGTTGCCCGGTATGTTGCTGGGGTCAAAGATTCCAAGCACTGTTTGCAAATCTTCATTGATTGCTGCGGCTGCGGTCATAATGCCAGCAGGCGGCGCTTCAGGCTGCAATCGGGTAGGCGCTGGAGCTGGTCGGCCATCAATGTCTGTCTGCTTGTAACGTAAAACAGGGTTGCTAGATATATTCGCCCGCGTCCATTCGTTCTCGTGCCCTTCGTCCTGCCCTTCGGCCAGCAGCCATTTGGCTTTAGGTGCCAGCGCAACCGATTCCGTCATGCTCGTGCGCCAGTAGTTATACATTCTGCTAGGGTCTTTAGCGAACCGCACCAGACCGTATTTCTTGCGTTTGTCGTTGACGATGAGCTGTGCGCCGTAAACCGGCACGACTGGGATAAACTTTCCAGGCCAATCACGATCCTCCAGCACTTCCATCGCCGTAACTTTGCACCACTTTATCTGCTTTCTAAAGCTGTCGCGTTCGTCCACAATCGTAATACCTGCCATTGCCATCATGTCGGCGCTCGGCAGTTCGTCTTTGAATACCGAAGTCCCATCAGACAGCATCACCAGCTTGGTTTTAACGCGCTGAGTGTAAAAATACTCTGCGATCCTAATGTCCTCTTTACTTACCCATTCTGCCCAACTGTCGCCAGTAGCGGTTGCTTTAAACTGGCCGCCATCGTCTGCATTGGGGTATTGCTTGTTGAATACAGCTTTAGGAATCATCGTGGTGATCAAGCACCGCTCTGCGTCGCTACCATCCGGCTGCGTGCTGTTTGGATCGAAATAGACGGTAAACGGGTTGTCGATCTGCCGAATGTAAATCTCTTGGTCGAATGAATCCTCGCGCACAAAGTCCGTCACGATGCGCCAGTAACCCCAGCCCATACGCACCGCGTAGTCAAATGCAGTGTCGTAAGCAGTATCTGCATTGCTGTTGATCTCAATGTGCCGTGTGATGCCCTCAAGCACCTCTGCAACCTTAACATCGGCTTGCGTGTTAGTAGGATGCACCTTAATCCGCGGTCGCTGCTGGCGTTGCTGGTTCGTCACTTGCCGGATGTAGGCATCCAGCTTGTTGATCGTCAGGCATGGTCTGGATTCCAGATTGCGGCTGTTCTGCGTTTCTACCGGCCATTGATCGCCTGCTGCAAACTTCAAATCCTC